ACTCGTGGCACAATCGTGTCGCAGACAGCAACCACTATCAATGTCGTGAAGGGATAGATTATGACAAATTGGGAACATGTGAAGAATGATTTGACGCGGAGCCTCTTAGAAGGCCGTGCACCTGCCAGCAAAGTAAATCTAAGTATTGTGTTGAGTAACATGCTGAGAGAGCAAGGCTTGGATTGTAGCAACATCGAATTACCTGAGGAAGTATTTTGGGTACGTGCTGATGCACTAGATGAGGCGATCGACGCCTACGGGGAAGGTGATATTGCTCTTTGCATGAACCGCGTGAAAACCTTTTATCTAACTTGAAGGGATAGATTATGACCGCCTACTTTACTGCCTGCGCTGTATCGTGGGCTCTCGAAAACCGTGTAGACGCAACGTGTGATCCATGTGATGATTGCACCCACTGGATAGGAGAAATATGACATGCCACGCTTAGAACAAATCGTGTTTGCTATTGACAAGAACCACGATGCTCATGTCGTGTCTAAATTCATGAGACACATGGACACACAACGTGCAATGGGCAAGACCGATGGCCCTATCGTGCAGTGTATAGGCTCTTGGACTGATGCTGAGGGCAAAGTCCACATGGAACCTTCCTATATGGTGAGCACCCGTGACTTTGACAAACACGTGAAAGAGAGTGGCTATGTCTCCAATCAGGTCTGCTTCCTAGCAATCCCAGGAGACACCCGCCAGCCTTGCGCCCTCGTGTTCCCTGACGGTACACATGAAGCCCTTGGTCCTATGCGTAAGATCACTTCAACAGAAGGTGTGAGCAACTGGACCTACGTTATTGAAACAGGAGATTATTTCACAGGCTAGACCTATTTGAAGAACTTGCTGACGTCACCACATTGTCAGAAGATTATCGTGAGATTGAGGCAATATTAGAGGAGGAATACGAGGGGTCTAATCCCTAATCCGCTTAGGTTTGCGTTTGATATTAACAACATGTAGTGCCTGCCGTGTATACTCGTGGCAGGTCTTGTATTACACTCAGGAAAGGGGTTACGAGAATGCTCATATCAGGTTGGTTTGAGACAGAAGAAGGCGCAGGTTTTATCGAGGTGTCAGGTGTGGATACTGTCGGTGATCTCGCTTGTGTCCTCTACGCTAATTATGGTGTGGAGGTGATCGGTGTAGACATTGAGCTTGAAGGTGAATATACTGATGGCACAGATGTCTCCACTACTATGACAAGGCTGGCTGAGGAGCTCGAAGCTCTTATTGCCTAAATGAAACAGGTTAGCAACTAATCAAAGAAAAGGATTGTGCTATGATTAATGTTAAAACTCTAGACGATGTGCCTGTGGGTGCTTTTTACAAGAATGGTATCGTGTTCAGTGAGATTATCGCAAAGAAGATTAACGAAGGTTACACTGGAACAGGTCTAGGCAAGGTTGTCGTGACGAATGGAGGTGTCTGCGCTCCCGCCGTTGACCTTTATTCAGTATGGCCTACCGAAGACCAGTCAGATAGTTGTAGCCGCATCTACTCAGCGGAGTATGTTGACAACCTGTCGGACCCTGACATCACCGTGAGACGTGCTAAGGATTGTCCTCTGATCAATAACTCTAAGTACGGTTCACCTGCTGAGGTAGGCTTAGCCCTCCTTTCGTCCTCAGATTATTACTTCGATTCGGGTGAGACGCCTGTGCGAGGCTTCCTCCGTAGCCGTGAGGAGGTAGGTATCTCAGCTATCCGTTTTGCTATTGGTCTCCACAGACCTTGCAAAGAAGATGGTGGCAAGGTTTCTATCTACCGTGACGCTGTTGACTACAAACGTGACAGACGCACAACCCTTAAAGCTGGTCGTGCCTTCCGTCACATGTTCCCCTCCGCAGATGACAAGTCCATCGCATCATTGGCGGAGGCTTGGCTTGAACAATCAGCTCCTCGTGACCTCACCTTTAAAGTAGGTCGCAGTGCTGAGGACTTCACACGTGCCTATGACCACGATACAGCTCCTTTCCGTAACCCAACTCAGACCTCTTTCCGTAAATCCATCGCCTCATCTTGTATGCAAGGTGTTGGCCGTGAGTATCGTGACGAGGTTGGCATCTGGGACTACGCCTCAGTAGGTGCAGCTTATGCCTCTGGTGACTTTGAGATTGCTTGGGTAGAAGACAAGGATGGCCACATAGCGGGTCGTGTAGTCTATTCGGTAGCTGAGGGTCACAAAAACACATCAGGGCCTCTCTATGGGGCTTGTGAGCAGTCTCTGGACATGTTACAAGACCACCTCACTGTAAATGGTATAGAGTATGATGTCGAGGCGTGGTCAGGTCTACGTCTGAAGTGTGTAGGGCCAAAAGATGATCCTGTTGTCCCTTATCTTGACGGTGACTTAGGTGGTAGTGTTACTTATGGTGGTGAGTTCATTGAGCTTTGCTACATCAGCGTTGGTGAGTTTACCTTCGACGGCACTGATGGTTTTGGCAGGAGGACTACGGGTACGTGTGAGTGTTGTGGTGGTGGTGGTTTCGAACACGAGGAACTGCATCGCTCCGACTACGGCCCTTATTGTGAGTATTGCTTTGATGAGGCATTCACCTATCTTGAGTGTGGGACTGTGGTGGATCGTGAAGAAGCTGTTGAAGCCTATATATTCCTCGACAACGAAGCTGGTGGCTGTACACTGCCACAAGTTATCCATATTGATGACGCTGTTTACTGTGAGGAGTATGATGAGTATTGGCATCAGGACTACGTTACTATTGACGATGAAGGTGTTGAAAGACCTACACACCTCATCCCAGATCAACTTGAATTAGACTTGGAGGAAGCAGCGTAATGACAGCCAGTAAGCAAAAGCTGGTAAGCATGTTGACCTATATGAGACCTGCTTACAGTATCACAGAGCAGATATTCTGTGAGAAGTACTTGTTGCCTATCTTCGGTGAACCCGATGAGCACGGCAACTATATCAAAGTGATAGGCGATAGACCTAACATCGCCTTCACAGCACACACCGACACTGTTCACAAGATGGAGGGCATCCAGAAGCTATCTATCTCAAACGATGTCGTCACTACTATGACAGGCAGCTGCCTAGGTGCTGACTGCACCACAGGGGTCTGGTTGTTGCTAGGTATGATCGAAGCAGGTGTTGAGGGTGTCTACATAGCCCACGCAGCTGAAGAGATAGGTGGTGTCGGTAGCACTAACCTAGTCAAAGATTACCCTGCTTGGTTGATCGAGATTGATGCAGTCATCTCCTTTGACAGGTTTGATACGTGTAGCATCATCACACACCAAGGTGGTATGCGTACAGCTAGTGACGACTTCGCTAAGTCACTGGCAGGTGCTCTTGAGCTCCCTCAGCTTAAACCTGACAGCTATGGTACATACACTGACTCAATGGAATACGCTGAGATCGTGTCAGAATGTACCAATATCAGTGTGGGTTACTACAACCAACACACAGCTAAGGAGTCACAGGATCTAGAGTACGCTGAGATGCTGCTTGAGAGGCTCATAGAGGCCGACTGGAGCGCATTGGTGTTCTCTCGTGACCCGACAGTAGTGGAGTACACTGGAGGCTCTGTAGGGCGCTATTCAGAGGGTGGTGAAGATGATGCAGAAGTTGCTAAGATATGGAAACTTCTACTTGACAGGCCAAGTGAAGTAGCTGAGTTGCTATACAGCTACGGTTTTACGATGGATGACATGTGCGATGAGCTTGACTTAGACCTTATTGACAGATCGTTCTACACAGATGTCGCTACATACTAATCAAAAGGAATATAATATGACATATACTTACATCGCAGAGATTACGAACAACAAGTCCCTTGTGGATTCAACTACTTCCTCTGACCTGAAGGAGGTGGTAACGTGGGCGACAAACAACTCTATAGAGGGTGACCTAATTGTAATCTCTGAAGGTTACGAAGGTGCTGATGGTGTTGTAGGCAAGCATGACCACATCAATAGCTGGTACAATTCCTAAAGAATTATCTTGACAGGTGTGACATACACCGTTATAATAGGCTTTAGCCTCCTTAAAGAAAACTAATTGTTTTGAAAGGTATGGTTAAAGAAGATGAAGAGTAATACTTTAAGTATACATAAGGAGAGACTTATGAGAGAAGCGGAATGGGATGACGAGATCATTGACGGTCACAACCGTTTTGTTGACGCAGTAGTGGAAGCAGCTGAGAGAGGTTATGAAGACGAATGAAAGTTTATTATGTAACACCCTCCTACTTCCACCCTGACTCTGAGACATTAGTCTTCGTGTCGTCTACAGCCTTAACTCAATTCCTCAACTACTCCGAATATAAATGTGAGGTGACTACAAAAACCTTCAAACAAGGAGTGCCTACAACATGATTAAAGCAACACTTATTGACCACATGGGCTCAGACCTTTCAGTAGTCAACGCAGCACGAGTTAGCTTTGGTAAGAAAGCAGATAACTACACACCCGAGCAGAACAACAGGCTAATACTGTACCTTGCTAAACATAGACACATTAGCCCCTTCGGGCATTGCTTTGCCTCCTTCCACGTTAAGGCTCCAATCTTTGTAGCACGGCAGCTGGTCAAGCATAAGTTCCTCAGAATTAATGAGATTAGTCGTCGATATGTAGATGATGAACCTGAGTTCTACACACCTGATGTGTGGCGTGGACGTAGTGCTGACAAGAAGCAAGGCAGTGAGGGTGAAGTTAACCCAGAGTATAACCCACAATACCTAGACGGTAAGATAAAGTATGCTTACTTACAAGCGCTTCAAATGGGAGTAGCCCCTGAGCAAGCCCGTATGATTCTGCCACAGTCTACACTAACTGAGTGGTACCACAGTGGAAGTCTAGACGCTTGGGCAGACTTATGTAATCTACGTTGTAAACCTGACACACAGTATGAGTCGCAGTTGGTTGCTAATCAGATCGACACCATCATGAGTGATCTATACCCTGTAGCGTGGAGGGCGCTCCGTGGTGAGTCCTGATGTACTAAGTAACCTACTACGGTATGAACCTAAGACAGGTAAGCTATACTGGCTCAAAAGGGATCGTGACTATTTCCCAAGTGATTGGTCGCACAAAGTGTGGAACAAAAGGTACTCTGATGTGGAGGCCTTTACAACAAACACCAAGGGGTATTTATCAGGGAGAATCTTTGACAAGGGATACCTAGCCCACCGTGTCTGCTTCGCCCTCTTCCACGGCCACTGGCCTAAGGGTGGGGTTGACCATATTGATGGTGACCCAAGTAACAACACTATAGGGAACCTAAGAGACGTTACTTCATCTGAGAACAGTAGGAATACAAAACGTCACTCACATAATACGTCAGGTGTGACAGGTGTGTACTTTGAGAGTTACACTGACCGATGGGTAGTTTCCGCAGAGAAGCATGGTAAACGACTCAAGAGGCGGTTTCTCAATAAGGATGACGCTGTATCATGGAGGAAGCAGTTAGACCATGAACTTGGGTTTCACGAAAACCACGGACGATATGAATAGCTGCACTAATGGAAGGAGAAAAGCAATGACTAATCGTAAATTTACACCGCCAACAGAGTTCCCCGCAGAGTATGTCGATGGGTTTGGGGGTAAGGTCACTATCTTGGGGCGTTCTTATTACAACAAAGAGAGACCTCTGGTAGGTTTTGATGACGAGGGCTGCGCCTGTAATTACGCAGAAAACGGGGCTTATTGGCCTGATGATGGGGGTAAATACGACCTTCACGACATCCAAAAGCGCATCACAACGTGGCACAACGTCTACGAGGGTTGGGTCGGGGCTTCAAATAAAGTGAACCGTGGGGCTACAGAAAACCGCCTCTGCGTCTACCGCATTGAACGTAACGAGGATGGCAGCAACCCTAAGATATTCGTGGAGGAAGTTTGAAGAAAATACTACTCACAACAACAGCACTTCATCAACCGTGGAACGAAGGAGATTGGGACATGACTGACGGGAACACATACGCAATCAACAAACACCTCGACGATCTTGAGGACTGGGCCGCACTGCAAGAGGTCACGACAGAGCTTGAGCAGGCAGAGGCAAGTATCGAGGAACTGGAGGGTAAGCTATCTAAGAGCGAAGCTCTATTGGCGAAGGCGTTGGAGGCTTTGGGCGAAGCTGTCTACCTGCTTGATCCAGACGAGAAAGACATGGCACGGAAGGCAGGTGTGTATCGGGTCGTGACCACCCTCGCAGAACTAAGCAGCGTTAGCTGCGCTAACTCGAAAGGACAAGACGATGGGTGATGGCATTATTGGCAAAATACTGGACCGTTATGGGTTTTTGGGGGCGCTTGCACTTGCGCTTGCTTTGGTGGTTCTGGTTAATGTGTGGATTGTTGCTTCTGTGATTTACCCAGTCGCATTTTTAACACCTGTTTTAATAGCGATCTGGATGGTTTGGAGGGTGAGAGGAGAGAAGCGATGAAGTTTACACACCAACACAGTGACGGCACAAAGATTAAAATAGAAATGGCAGAACATGCGTCTATGGATGCTGTACTTGAAGAGTTTCAAAACTTCCTTCGTGCTTGTGGATACGTAATTGAATACAATCAATGTTTAATTTTGGAGAATATGGATGAATGACTACCAACTAACACGAGACGCAGCAGGTAATATTACAACACGTTATGATAAGATGCTACGTGACCTAAGGGATGACTATGAAGATGAGCTGGTTGTTGGGTCACTTATAAAATACTACAACCTATGCTCAGTACTCGTTAAGGACGAGGGTGGTATGGATATGGGTGTAGATGAAGACCTACTGCGGGCTATTGAACGTATCTTGCAGGGCTACATGAGTACCTTTGCTGAATTCAACGCATGGATGTCAACGAGAGGAAAGCAAGATGAAAGTCAATGACATACTAAAGAACGTACTAGAAACAAACGCAGCCTTAGAGTTTACAAACGAGATTGTCTTGGCTATTCTGAAAAGCTCCCGTGATATATGTACTGAGCTACGTAAAGAATTAGACTTCAAAGTTGGTACAGGAAATGCTACGGAAGCTCAAATGAAAGACTGGGAAAGCCTTGTACAAGACATAGCAGCACTTAACCGTGTGATCGACTATTATGGAGGGTGATATGAATGAGCTTTGCCCCTCATGTAGAGAGCCGCTAAATTGTACATCAGGAGATGGTTGTGCGGCCATGACTAAGCATACCTTTAATAAGGAAGACCCTTTGTTAAACCTTACGCTTGACACTGACGAGCTAGGTATCTGGCTAATCACAGAGGAAGCAGGGGAGACACAACAACTAGGCCATATCTCTTGGAGAGAAATTACTCGTGGTGTGCAACAAGCTTTGCTACAAGAGAACTTCTTGATTGCACTAGCTGAAATGGATAAGGACTTAATATGACTAACAAAGTAGGACACATGAAAGTGACAAACCTAACTGAACATGAAGACGGTGGTGCTACCATAGAGTTTGATATGGATGACACCACAGCAGCATTAGCACAAGAGCTAGGCCTGAGGATGGCCACTTTAAGGAAGCTCATGATCTACTGTGGTGCTACAGGGACTGACGTAGATTACGTCTTTGATGCAATACTAGGTAGGTTAGATACTTAGAACGAAAGGGGGGCTTTACACTGGCTCCCTTTTTCTTTATAATAACACATTGTAGACAAGGAGAGTACTATGACGGATGAAAACAAACTGACCAGATGGGCTATCCTAGTTTACTCAGGTAAGTTCTGGCACTACGTTGTCAAGGGTAATAAACTGAGCCTTCACCACCTACCGAAGACATTCCTCAACAAGGAAGAAGCAAATAAGGTGGCTGCTAAGTTTGAAGGTGCGTACTACATCAAAGGTCAGGAGGCCAGAGAGCTATGAGCAACACAACCCATGTACCGTGTCCATACGAGGATTGCGGCTCCTCTGACGCTTTCAGCTGGGAGGATAACGAGCAGGTAGGTAAGTGCCACTCCTGTGACAGGTCGTACCCGATGGCGGGTATGGGCAGTATGTCCATCTTCGACTGGGCACCAACAGACTACCCACTTAAGGAAAGGAAACCACCAGTGACACAAAGAGAGATTGCATCGGGTACCTTCGGGGGTGTCCGTGGTATTGACCCAGACGTATGTGAGTTATATGGTATTCAACTTCAACTAGATGCGGCTGGTGAGCCAGTACGGTACGCTTTCAAGTGGCCTAACAACGTAAAGTACCGTGGGTACGACGAGAAGAAGTTCTGGTTGAAGAGTAAAGGAAGCCTAGACGATTTGTTTGGCCCTGAGTTCAACAAGGGTAGTTCGAACAGACTGTATATCACAGAAGGTGAGTTCGACGCTGCAAGCCTGTACCAAGTACTAGGTAAGTCATTCCCTGTTAAGTCTCTTCCGTCAGCTACCATGTCTGACCGCTTCATTAAGAAGAACTTCGAGTACATGAACAGCTTCAAGGAGATAATCTACGCTGGTGAACAGGACGCACCAGGGAAGGCAGCAGCTGAGCGTCTATACGAGTTGTTCCCTGAGAAGTTCTACTTTGTACCTATGTCTAAACATAAGGATGCCAACGAGTTCCTTATGGCGGGTGACGGTAGTGATCTCATGTGGTCAGCCAAGAAGCCACAGCGCTTCAGCCCTGACAACTTCTACCTAGGTGATCTTGACATCGAAGAGACCATCAAGAGAGAGAACCCTTACAGCTATGTAGCTACAGGCCACAGCGGTCTTGATGATAAGATCAGGGGGCTAGTCAAAGGAGGTATTACTTTTGTTAAGGCACCTCGTGGTGGTGGTAAGACAGAGATGGTACGTTTCTTTGAGTGCGGTCTCCTTAAGTCAGACCCTGACGTAAAGGTGGCTATGATGCACATGGAGGAGATGCGTTCCACCACCTACCGTGCGATGGCTACATACGAGCTAGGGATCAATGTGCGTACTAAGGAGGACGCAGCGGCTAACGGTGTCAGTGAAGATGCTGTAATCGGTGCCGCACAACGTATCGCTGATGATCGTACTGTTGTCTTCGAGCTTCGCTCACATGACGATCCCATGAAGATCCTTGACTATGTACGGATGGCTGCTACGGTCTACGGTGTTGACTATGTGTTCATTGACCACGTACAGCGGCTGGCTTACCTTTCTCAAGGGGGGGCTGATGGGGCTACGTCACTCCTGACAGCTGTCGGCTCTCGTATGGCCCAGCTAGCTAAGGAGCTGGACATCGGGGTTATCTTCATCTCTCAAGTGAACGAAGATGGTCGTACCAAGTACGCAGGTTCTCTTGAAGAAGAGGCTATCATTTGTATCAAGCTAGAGCGTGACGTCGAGAGCGAGGATGAGGATGAGCGCAACACTACCACCTTTGTTGTAGACAAGAACAGACCTTTCAGTAGACTTGGGAAGGCAGGTAGTATATACTACGATCCAGACACAACAATACTAGCAGAAGGGGAAGGCTTCGATGTATAATTACATGTATGACGACGATGACTATGAGTTCGATGGTTCGGGTTGTCTCGACGGAGAAGATGACTACTTCGGTGAGATGGACGATGAGTTTGGTGAGTTTGACCCGATGAATGAAGACGTTGTACGTGAGCTCAACAAACAGATGCTTCAGACAGAAGTTGAGCTTGCAGAAGCTATAGCACAAGGTGACCTTCATCGAGCAGAGAGACTCCAAGATGAGATTGAACTGTTCCTGATGATGGACCACTAGAGAGGAGAAAGTATGCCAAGGATCGCGTTCTGTGATATTGAGACTAACGCTGTTGACCACCCCGATAGGATTTGGCTGGTAGGTGGTAAGATGGCGGACACAGGTGAGGTCTTCCGTTTTGAAAACATCCACGAGGACGAGGTTGCACGCAGGGCTGCTACTGAGTGGCATCATTCACTAGACAAGATGGTTGGCCATAATTTCATCCAGTATGACCTCCCTATCCTCAACAAGTGGTTAGACAAACCCCTAGACCCCCGAAAGGTGTTAGACACATTGATAGTCTCACGTACTGTAGACTACGACATACTGACTCCACAAGGAGGCAAAGGCCCACACTCATTGAAGAGCTGGGGTATCCGACTAGGTGTTCACAAAGGAGACTACACTGACTTCGCTAACTTCAACCAAGACATGATCGACTACTGGGAAGGAGACCTAGATACTACAGAAGCTTTGTTCAACCACTTCAGCGATGTAATCTACGACAAGGACTGGTCCCGTTCACTGAGAGCAGAACATGACCTACAGATCGAACTAGTCCGCACTAAGTACCACGGCTTCCACTTTAATGAGGAGCTTGCACGTCACCTACTCGACAAAGTAACAGAGGAGATGGATAAACTAGGGGATCAGTTTCAAATAGACTTCCCACCTAAGCTACTCCAAGTGAACAGTATCAAATACAGGGAGAAGCAAGACGGTACACTGTACTCCAACGTCCTACAAGCCAAGGAGAAGTACGACTTGACTAACAGAGTCGGGGATGAGCTCCAGTGTTTCAACTTCATACCGTTCAATCCTGGGTCATCTCGTGTACGTGCTGATGCACTGTGGGATGCTGGTTGGAAACCTTTCGATAAGACAGCTACCCATATCAAGTTCCTCCGCCTAAAGGTCGGTGACCCTTACGGTAAGAAGGTTGCCAAGATGGATAAGAAGTTCTACGACGAGAAGAAGGCTGACCTAGAGCGGTACGGGTACACGGTGTCAGAAGAGAACCTACTGACACTCCCTGAGGACGCCCCTGAGGGTGCTAAGGGCCTCGCCCAGTGGCTTACCCTAGAAGGACGTAGGAGCTCACTGTCTGAGTGGCTAGGGCAGGTCTGTAACGATGGGAGGATACACGGTACTATCAACAACATCGGGGCTTGGACAGGGCGTTGTGCTCATAACAACCCTAACACAGCTAACATCTCTTCAGTCTTTCATGGAGATGCTAAAACACCAGTCGAAGAAGTCAAGAAGAAATACGATGGATTCTTACGGCAGTGTTGGGGTACACCTGATGGTTCGTATCTTGTAGGTTGTGACGCAGACGGTATCCAACTTAGGGTTCTTGCTGATTACCTATGGCGACACTTTGACGCTGACCAGTATGCACTAGCTATTATGGAGGGCAATAAAGAGGATGAAACAGACATTCATAATGTTAACAAACGTGCATTAGGTGTCGAGAGTGCCACAAGGGATGACGCAAAGACTTTCATCTACAGTTGGCTCCTTGGAGCAGGGGTAGCTAAAACTGCCTCGATACTAGGTGTTAATCAAAGAGAGGCTCAAGCTGCTCGTACTCGTTTTGAACAGGGTATTGATGGGTTGGCCCCTTTAAAGAGACGACTTATCCCTTACATTGGTGAACAGGGGTATTTCACAGGGTACGATGGCCGTAAGGTTAAAGTACCTAGCGAGTATAAAGTACTAGCGGGTCTTCTTCAATCAGGGGAGAGTGTGTTGATGAAACATACCCTCATTAACTTCCACAAGAAAGCTAGGGCAGAAGGTATCAACTTCAAGATGACGGCTTTTGTTCATGATGAATATCAGGTGGAAGTTATAGGCACTGAGGAAGAGGCACACCACATGGGTAAGCTCATAGCCACTACTATGACGCAGACTGGTGAAGAACTTGGTTTTAGAATACCAACTCCAGGTTCTTATGACTTAGGGAGGACTTGGTATGATACTCACTAAGGTTTGTGTAGTTTGTGAAACTGAGAAAGAACACTCTGAGTTTCACGCTAACAAGCAGATGAAGGACGGTAAGGATAGCCGCTGTAAAATCTGTAAGAAGACAATAGCAAAGGAGAGATACACCAATGACTGGTTTAAAGCTACATGTACCCTGAAGAGGTCTTGGTGCTCTAAGAATGGAGTACCTTACGACCTTGATCCTGAGTATCTAGGGGAGATATGGACTGATAACTGCCCAGTGTTTGATAGGCCTTTTATTAAACATGACAAGACTCAGGATATGTCACCCGCCCTAGATAGGATCGACCCTAACCTTGGTTACGTCAAAGGGAATGTCAAATACATCTCTGCTAGGGCTAACCGAATTAAGTATGATGCATCTGTCGATGAACTTAAAAAGGTACTTGACTATATGCAATCAAACATGTTATAATTCACGAATAATAGAAGAGCTATAGGAGATATACACATGGCTACTAAAACAATCGAACTGACAGGAACGCTAGAGTGGGCTAAACTCTTCGAGTCCAACCGTGACAACGGGGAGTATGACGTAGAGACAGACGGTGCTACGACAGTTACACTCCTCATGGAAGATGATGTCTTCAAAGCCATGAAGGACGCTGGTGTACGTAAGCAAGGTAAACCAGACCCAGACGGTAAAGGAATCCGTGTTACATTCAAGCGTCCTTGGAACGACAAGTTTGGACGTGACTGGGCAGCAGGTGCCCCTCAGGTCTTCACCCCAGCTGGAGAGGAGTGGGATATGGAGACAGACGGTCTTATCGGTAACGGCTCGGTAGGTGTTGTGTTCCTCGACGTATACGATACGAAGATGGGTAAAGGTTGCCGACTAAGTGGTGTTCAGGTTGTTGACCACGTTGAGTTCGAAGGCGGAGGTGGTTCTGGCCCTTCAATCAAACCTCGAAACTACACCACACAAAGCAGTGCAGCACCAACACCCAAAGCTGCACCAGCTTCTAAAGAGTCTCCTGGTGAGGTGCCCTTTTGAGTGTAGATGTTAAACCTTCCCTGAGCATAGAGGGAGCTTACGTTAACGGGCTAGGGCAGTTTAAGCTGCCCAACCCAACCTCAACAATGCCTAACGGTGCTCCACGGAAACAAGAGACCCTTTGGAGGTACGGGGAGGAGCGTAAAGCTGGTAAGACAGCCAAGCACAAGTACATGGGCACGACTTACCGAAAGAAGAACTACAAGGTACATACCCTTGTATGTGAAGCCTTCCACGGTCCAAAGCCAACTGACACCTCAGTCGTCATCCATATTAATGAGGATGGTACAGACAACAGACCTGAAAACTTAAGGTGGGGCACTCAAAAGGAGAATCTAAATATGCCTAAGTTCATAGAGTACTGTAAAAGTAGGACAGGGGTCAAAAGCCCCCGCTCAAAAGGAATAGCAGCTAAGGGTTAGGTAAACAAAGGAGAGGGGTTACGGCCCCTTTCTTCACCTAATATGAGGAGAAACCAATGACTAAAGACATCTCAACACTAGTAACCGACATGGAGGACGTGATACTCGGTAAGAAAGGATGGGACTCTGTAATAGGGGACCAGATGGCCAAGAACTACTCAACTATCGTAGCTGACAGGTTCAGCAAACCACAGGAGCCACGGGCTTACCTATCTATGTCCTCCTTAGGGACACCGTGTGATCGTAAGCTATGGTACAAAATTAACCAACCTGAGACTGCTATTCCGCTTCGAGCTAACGCCCTGCTCAAGTTTAACTTCGGTGACATGATTGAAGAGCTTGCCTTAAGTATCGCACAGCAAGCAGGACACACTGTTGAAGGTCAACAGGACCGTATGGAGGCCCACGGTATCGAGGGTAGTCGAGATTGTGTCATTGACGGTATGACCGTTGATGTTAAGTCAGCATCTCCCTACTCTTTCAAGAAGTTCCAAGAGGGTAACCTACGAGAGCAAGACCCCTTCGGGTATATCTCTCAACTCTCCTCCTACGTCTACGCAGCTAAAGATGATCCACTTGTGACAAATAAGACACACGGTGCATTCTTGGTTATCGACAAGGTTAACGGACACATCTGTTTGGGTATGTATGACTTCACTGAGGAGATGAAGACAAAGGAAGAAGAGATCACTCGTATCAAAGAGATGGTCAAAACCAAGACACCACCTGAGCGTGGGTTTGAGGACGTACCTCAGAGCAAGACATCACCCAACATGAAACTGGGTATGGAGTGCAGTTATTGTGAGTTCAAGAAGGCTTGCTGGCCTGGGCTTAAGATGTTCGCTTACAGCCACGGACCCACCTACCTGACTAAGATCAAGAAACCTCTACAAGTCAAAGAGGTAGAGGACTGGTCATGAAGAAGAGTAGCACACGACAAAGGGCTATACAGGCTGGTTACCGTTCAGGGTTAGAGGAGGCACTGAGTATAAACCTCACTGAACGGGAGGTTCCTTTCGAGTACGAGACTATGAAGATCAAGTGGCTTGACAGTAAGATGCGTAGCTACACGCCTGACTTTATTCTCGAGAATGGTATCATCATTGAAACCAAGGGTAGGTTTGTTTCAGCTGATCGACGTAAACACAAGGAGATCAAGAAGCAATACCCTGACCTTGACATACGGTTCGTGTTCAGTAACTCACGGGCTAAACTCTATAAAGGGGCCAAGAGCTCTTACTCCGATTGGTGTGAGAAGGAAGGGTTCCTCTACTCAGATAAGACCATTCCAGAGGAGTGGATCACAGAGGAGAATAAAGAATGACAACAGGTAAAACAGCTATCGTGTTTAGTTGCGGCCACGCCACACCTGAAACAACCAATGAGCGGTTTGACTGGTTAGGTGGCCTCATCTACGACATTAAACCTGACTACGTAGTGGACCTAGGGGATGGTGCGGACATGAAGTCCCTCAACTCCTACGACACACGTAAACCAGAGGCGGTAGTATCACAGAACTACGGACGTGACATCGAGTCATACAACGAAGCACAGGACTTGCTCCGTTACCGTTTCAAGAAGCAACGGCGTAAGCGTCCAGCTTTCTACGGGTTCGAAGGAAACCACGAGCACCGTATCAAAACAGCAATCTCATATGACCCAAGACTTGAAGGAGACAAGTATGGAATCTCGTTCTCGCACCTCAACACTAAGAAGTGGTTCGACGAGTACCATGAGTACGTTGATGGTGCCCCCGCCATTCATAATTACGATGGCGTTGACTACGCTCATTACGTGGGCGCTGGTAACTTTGGCCGTGCCATTAGTGGTGTACATCACGCTTACGCTCTCATCCAAAAGCGGTATCGCTCTTGCAGCGTTGGTCACAGCCATAAGCGCGATATGTATTTTAAGGACGACGTTGGTTCTCATGGTGCAATTGGGGCGGTGGTCGGCTGTTATAAGGGCGCTGCGGAGGCTTGGGCTGGGCAAGCTAATAAGGAGTGGTGGAAAGGAGTTCTCATCAAAAGAAATGTATCCGATGGTTGTTATGAGCCTCAATGGGTATCGCTTGATACACTTAGACGGGAATATGGATGAGGACATACATGATCGTATCAGGGGTGACAAATAGTCATCCCTTTTATCTTGACGTAAAGACAACACTGTGATATAATTGGGAGCTCGACATATGGAATATGTAGTAACGATGAAGGTTAAGGTAGACGAGGATTACTTCTACTTAACGGAGGATGTAGCTGAACGACAGGCTACTTTGTCTGAGCAACTTAGGAACGCCTTGTACGACCTAGATGACCTCTCTGTCACACAGGTGTTGGCGGAGGAGGTTGGTCAATGAATACTATGGAGTACTCCTATTGGGTTGAAGATAAGATCATGACAGAAGGTAATGACAGGCTTATTGAGAATACACTAGGTCTTGTCGGAGAAGCAGGGGAGGTAGCTGAGAAGATAAAGAAACTTATTAGAGACTCCAATCGTTTCTCTAACCAAGACATCGTCAAAGAGTTAGGTGATGTAGTGTTCTACGCTACCGCCCTAGCTAACTACTTCGAGAGCAGCCTTGAGGAGGTTATTGAACTCAATGTAGATAAACTAGATGACCGCCAAGCAAGAGGTGTGCTAGGGGGTTCCGGCGATGATCGGTGATTGCGTAGAGACGCCTCACGGGGTTAAAGACAAGGATGGTTACCCCAGAGCTAAGTACCAAGGTAGGTTGGAGAATGTGTCACGTACCATAATGGGCCTTCTCTATGGAAGAGACGCCATCGAGGGTAAGCTAGTGTGTCACACATGTAACAACAGAGCTTGTGTCAACCCCGCTCACCTCTACATTGGAAACCCACAATCCAACTCCGACGACAAGTGGGCAGACGGAACCATGTGCCAAGGTGAAACAAGCGGCAGATGGCGTCACGATGTAAAAACAGAAGACCTGTACTATATGTACAACGACTTGGGCATGTCACAAGATGCTATTTCTAAACAAGTTGGAATTTCACAAAGCTCCATTTCGGGACGACTAAGGGGACGTAACCGATGAGTGAATACAACTCATACCACTATGTAATGCAACTAATTGAACAAACATTAAAGGATAGCTTATGATCAAGAACTCAGAATCAGACCGCCCAGTAGGCCCAACAATCGGTCTGTCTGAAGAGATTCACCAGATGAAGTACCGGTCGAAGGGTGAGAGCTTTCGAGCGGCTATGACACGGGTTGCCAACGCACTCAAGGACGACGAGCACCACTTCCAAGAGTTCCGTGATATCCTATACGACATGCGCTTCATGCCGGCTGGACGGGTACAATCAGCTATGGGTGCTCCTAGACGCGTCACGGCTTACAACTGCTTTGTGAGTATGACCATCCCTGACTCTATGGAAGGTATCATGCTCGCAGCACAAGAGGCTGCTAAGACTATGCAGCTTGGAGGTGGTATCGGTTATGACTTCAGTACCCTCCGTCCCTCAGGTGCCCTCATTAAGGGCCTAGAGAGCCGCTCTAGTGGTCCTCTGAGCTTCATGGGTATCTTTGACGCAGTATGCAAGACTATCAGCTCAGCTGGCCACCGTAGAGGCGCTCAGATGGGTGTACTGCGGGTAGACCACCCTGACATTTCTTCATTCATCCACGCCAAGACCAATTCAACAGCTTTTACACAGTTCAACCTATCAGTAGGTGTCACAGACAAGTTCATGCAAGCTGTTAAAGAAGATGATACCTTTGATTTAGTCTTTGAAGGCCGTGTCTATGACACTGTCAATGCCCGTGCCCTGTGGGATGACATCCTGCGTAGTACATGGGATTGGGCTGAACCAGGCATCTTGTTCATCGACCGTATTAACAAGAAGAATAACCTGCACTACTGCGAGACTATTGCAGCGACTAACCCATGCGGTGAGCAACCCTTGCCACCAAACGGTGCATGTCTCCTTGGTTCATTCAACCTAGTCAAGTACATCTACGAGTGTGACGGTACCTACTCGTTTGACTACGAGAGCCTTAAGCATGACATCCCGCATGTCGTACGTGCTATGGACAATGTAGTTGACCGAGCAGTATACCCTCTTCCTTCACAAGAGGCAGAAGCTAAGTCTAAAAGACGTATGGGTCTTGGGGTCACAGGTGTAGCTAACGCTATCGAAGCTATGGGCCACGAGTATGGCTCCCCTATGTTCCTTCTTACTCTCATGAAGATCATGAAGCTTATCCGTGACACAGCGTATATAGCCTCTGTATCTCTTGCGGCTGAGAAAGGACCGTTCCCGTTGTACCGCGAAGAGTTCCTCGACAGTGACTTCGCAAAGACACTACCAACAGACATTCGGGATAGGATCAGCCGCTATGGTATCCGTAACAGCCACCTACTCAGTGTAGCACCAACTGGTACTATCAGCCTCTCAGCTGACAACGTCTCGTCGGGTATCGAACCAGTCTTCTCCTACGGTTTTGACCGTACTATCCAGACCTTCGATGGCCCACGGGTTGAACGTGTAGACGACTACGGTTACCGCACATTCGGTGTTAAAGGCCGCAAGGCTGATGACCTCCCTGTGTTGACCCACGTAGAGGTTCTTAACCTAGCCTCACGCTACGTAGACAGTGCTTGCTCTAAGACCTGTAACGTAGGTGACGATGTGTCATGGGATGAGTTCAAAGCTGTGTACATGGCTGCGTATGACGGAGGTGCATCTGGTTGTACTACTTTCCGTGCCTCTGGTAAGCGCTACGGCATCCTCAACGCCTCCTCCTCCGAGGATGTAGTAGAGGAGAAAGTAGAAGAGGACAACAGTGACTTCGTCGATGAGAAAGAGGGAGGAGCCTGTTACTTCGACGTCAATACAGGTCAACGTGAGTGTAGTTGACCTTGACATAACATAACCAAGTATGATATACTAACGGGGAGGATCGCAAGGTCTTCCCCTTTTTTAATACAGAATAGGAAAAGATATGGCCCCGCAGAAACCAAAGCCTAAGGGCAAGACTAAGCGTGAAACTACTTATAAAGGTGCCGCAGCTAAGAAGACTTCCGGTATCGAAGATAACAACTACAACAACATTGATAAACCCTTTCACTACAACCAAGCTGGGGTGGAATGTATCGACTACATCAAGCAAGTTCTTGGCAAGGAAGGCTTCATCGCTTACTGTCGAGGTAACGTAATGAAGTACAACCATCGAGCTTTCTATAAAGGAAACCCCACAGAAGACATGGCGAAAGCTGAACAGTACCTGAAGTGGGCCAATGAGACACTAAAGGAGATACACAAATGATTCGAGGTTTAGCAGGAGTCCTAACAGCCCTTACACTGGGCATAGGCTCCGCCCACGCAGCCATCGTCACATCCACATCAAACGCCATCCATCTGTCAGGGGACATCCTCCAAGGTGATTCAGCAAAGGTACGAGCTAAGGTAGAGGAGACAGGCATTAGGGTTTTAGTCCTGTCCTCTAACGGAGGTGTGGCTGTGGAGGGGTACGAGCTTGGGTACACAATAAAGGACCTCGGTCTTACAACTGTTGTCCGTCGAGGGGAGGTCTGTCTAAGCGCTTGTGCTGTGGCCTTTATAGCTGGTAAAGAGAAGGTCTCAGAGGGCCTCCTTGGGTTCCATGTGGCATGGGCTAACAATGCCCGAGGTACCTTCTCTGATGGCTTAAAAGGAGGTCAGTATATGGGTACCTTGACAGCTGGTTACTTCTTCAACATGGGTTACACGCTTCAGATACCGTACATGGTTTCCCGGTACACAGACTCTGGTACGTTCCTACTACTTACCACACAAGACTTAAAACTCTTTGAGATGAAAGATAACGACTTTACGGAACCAAGGGACCTCCCAGCTAACTGGGCTGCTACCCGTATCGCTGGTTCAACAAGGTTGCACCTCCTACGGAAAGGACTATAAGATGAGAACTTGGAAATGGTACTTCGTGTTTAACGCCGGTATCTTGGGTCTTATAGGGGGTCAGTACTGGTTTAATCTAGGTAATGTGTTATACGAAGCAGACAGCACAATGTTGACATTCATTATCCTAGGTATAGCTATTATCTCATCGTCCATGATGGGACTACGTGCTAAGAAAATGGTTGGACAAGATAACAACATGTCCTGGTTCCTCTCTGATGCAGTTCTTAGCCTTGGTATGGTAGGTACTCTATTCGGGTTCCTCCTTGTACTAGACTCTGCCTTCACAGAGATCGACACATCGTCCACAGAGAGTATGACAGAGGCTATCGGAGTTCTTGCATCAGGTATGTCTACTGCTCTTGTAACGTCCCTTGTAGGGCTCCTATCGTCACTCTGGTTAAAACTACAGCTAGTCATCTTGGAGGGTTGATATGAGACGTTACTCAAGCAACCTTGCGTTCGTTGACTTGTTGTTTAACCTCCTGGTGGGTTTCACTTCTCTGTTTGTTATCGCTTTCCTGTTGATAAACCCTATCGCTAAAACAGGGGTGGTTGACCCACCCGTAGTAATCATGGTGGAGTTGACATGGGATGATGAGAGTACAAGAGACCTTGACCTGTACACCCGTGGTCCTGACGGTAAGATCGTTAGCTACGGGTACAAGAGCAACGGGTTCATAACCCTAAAGAAGGATGACCTTGGTAAAGGCAGTGACACTTTCGTTATCAACGGGGAGCGAGTAGAGGTTACCCGTAACTACGAGATCACTACTATGACGGTCTTGCCTGACGGGGACTACATCATCAACGTACACTACTTCTCATCGAAAGGTGACCCAGAAACGGTTAACCTTCGTATAACAGGGCTCCAACCCTTTAAGGTACACCACGAGGATTCTGTTACGTTGTCACCTAGGCAGGAGCGTACTATTGTGGCTTTCAGGGTGGTAGACGGGGAGATAGTGGACCTTCGTTCTGATATCGAAGTGAAACTAAGAGGAGAGGAAGGTCCATAATGTTAGTCATTCAAACAGTATACGTAGTACTCGTTACACTTGTTGTGTTCCTTATGTTCTACTCCAAGTTAGGTAGGTTCTTTAAGGCATCAGCCCTTACACTTTCTATCTTACTTGGGGCTGTTACGCAGACACACTACGTTAAACAACTAGGTAGTCCCATCGAGGGCTACCCATCCTACGAGTTCCTGTACATTCACCATATAGCTACAGGTAAGTTTATCAAGGTATGGGTCTGGGATAAAGAACGAGGTGATCGTCTCTACGTTATCCCCTACAACCAGGATGATGCTGAAAAGCTAGAACAAGCTAAGCAGAGGACTGAGCAAGGGTCTCCTCAGGGTGGCTCCTTTGACCAAGAACAAGGAGATAGGGAACGAGCCGAAGGACTACGTATAGACGACTGGCAGAACCCTGACATCTCAGAAAGGAAGAGTTGATGTGGGTTTTTTACACAAGCAAGAAGTGGGCCCTCTGGGCCTACCTCGGCACCTTCTTTATACTAGGTACCCTATGGTTACAGGTACAAGTAGACGTACAGATTAACCACTGGTTCGGTGACTTCTACGACCTGATCCAGAAGGCACTTGCCACCCCAGGGTCTGTGACTATAGGTGAGTACTGGGCAGGGCTTGCATCTTTTGGTTGGTTGGCTGGTACCTGGGTTGCCCTCAGTCTTGTTGGTTCCTTTGTCACCGCTCACTTCCTCTTCCGCTGGAGAGCGTCAATGGTCGAGTGGTACCACGAGGTCTTCGATAAAGGGCGTACCATTGAGGGTGCTTCACAACGTGTCCAAGAAGACACGATCAAGTACACGAGGATCGTAGAAGGTCTAGGTGTTTCACTAATAGAGAGCGTAATGATTCTCGTCGAGTTCTTCCCACTACTACTGGGTCTTGGCGCAGGGTTGTCTATCCTCTGGTTTGGAGATTGGAAATATGGATTGGTTACAGGAGCTTTCGTCTGGACATTGGGCGGTACTTTGCTACTTGTTGTTAGTGGTTATATCTTACGGCTGGTTGGCATTGAATACGACATCCAGAAGAAAGAAGCAGCGTATCGTAAACACCTTGTCAAGATGGAAGACGACGGTACTGTCTCTCCTAAGGCGTTAACTGAGCTATTCGAGGATGTACGTACAATACACTTCACTAGTTATCTTCAGTACCTTAAGTTTAACGTGGTGCGTATGGCCTATCTACAAGTTAATGTCCTGACTGCTTATATCTTCTTAGCTCCTGCTATTGTAGGTGGTCTTATTTCACTAGGTTTGATGCAGCAAATCATCCGTGCCTTTGGTAGAGTAGAGGGTTCTATGCAGTTCTTGATTAAGTCTTGGCCCACTATCATAGAGCTCATCTCAGTGTACAAACGACTACGTGAGTATGAGGCACAGATCAAGTCATCTTGACCTTTTAGCAACAGTGTGTTACACTAACTTAATGTCTTTAGAAAGGACCTAGAATGTTCGAACAGATGATTAACGCAGCTAAGAAGAAGACACCAGCCAAGAAACCAGCCACTAGGAAGAAGACTGTTACTCCGAAGACCTCTGAACCTGTAGCAGCACCCTCTGTCTGCCCTAAGTGCAACCCACCTGAACCAACACCAGAGATGCAGGCCCCTGGCTCCTACCTCCGCGAGAACGGACTTATGTTATTAGTTGACAAGTTTGATCAGGAAAAGATCATGCCTCTTGTTGCTACCATCTACGAGTACAACCTGATGCCCGAAGAGATACGACCACAGCAGCTTACTCTTATCATCAACAGCCCTGGGGGCTCTGTACACTCAGCCTTCCACCTCATCGACGCTATGATGATGTCAGAGATTCCAGTAGTGACTATCGGTAAGGGTCTGGTAGCCTCTTGTGGTGTTCTCACCCTTATGGCTGGTGATCGACGACTCTTGACACACAACACCTCAGTTATGTCACATCAATATAGCTGGGGTTCTCGTGGGAAGGAACACGAACTACAGGCTATCGTTAAAGAGTTTGACATGGCAAGCGCCCGTATGATTGACCACTACAAGAAGTGTACAAAGAAGTCTGAGCGGTACATCCGCAAGAACCTCCTCCACCCAACAGATGAGTGGTTGACCCCTGAGGAGTGTAAGAAACACGGCATCATCGACGATATCATCCAGACATATTAAAACTACTTGACAGGAGGGGTGTGCTTATGGTATACTCCTCCTATTGTTTAATTAGAGAAGGATTATCACTATGGGTTTCAAATTCACATGGAAATGGGCGGCTGTCTTTCTTATCGGTCTTGTGTTCGCATCTAAGTTCTTTGGTTTGATCTAAGATGGCCCCTAAACGAAAGAAGCCCCCTGCTCCAAGTCTGGAACAAGAGGCTAAAGCCTTCGTAGAAGGTAAGAGGAATGTTACTAAGAAGACCGTACCTACAGGTGATCCCTCCACCTTACGGTTACAATTAGCAGCTTCGGTACTAGCTGGGTTGCTTCCTTCTGGTAATATAGTACGAGCAGAAGAACTCGTAGAAGAGGCATTTAGGTATGCAGACCTAATCCTCGAGTATAAATAAGAACTAACTAACTGTTAACTTTAAACCCCTCTCGGTGTAAAAACTGAGGGGGGTCTTTTTGTGTTTGGACTACTAGTCGTACGTAGCTGCAGGGGCTTCCATACGCTTGATGAAGTCAGCTGTTTCTAGCTGTGATCTAACGATACTAACCTGTGCTAGGTTCAAGGCACCTAGGTCATCCCCTAGCTCCAGTTCCGTAAGAGCTTCCTTAACAGCTTCAACGCTATGCTTACTCATTATGTCGTACTGGGCACCCAGTGTGTCCTGAGGGCCGTTATAACGGGCAACAAGCATGAACATAGCTTCTTTACGCACCTTCTTCACCTGATCCTCGTAGTGCATCTTCTGTACGTCTCCAGGGGCTTTAAGGAACGCCTCGTTGTTCATCTTAGCCGCAGCCCAGTCTTCCATAGCGAGGTAGACCTGACGCTGGTACTCATTGACAGCCTCAGGTATCATACCCTTCTTGTCTTTTGAGAGACCAGAGTTAAGACCCCATTGGTCAACTCCTACAACATTCATAACACGTTGGAGGTTGGTGAGCATTGGTGTACGAGCGCCACCGAAGGCAGCAGTACTCATCTGGTCCATCTCACCTGTAGCAGAGCTTACCTTAGGTGGATCACTCTTACCAAGGAGGAAGCTAGTTGTAGTGTCGATATAACGGAGGGAGTTACCTACAAACTTATTACCCTGTGCTACGTCCTTAGGGCGTTGATTAGCACCTGTTGCAAGACCAATAGCTGTGTCTATAGGTTGATACGGACGTAAGAAACCACTGAGAGCCTGTGCTGTAATGTCAGAGGCAATAGTGATGCCTTCTACACCTGCCTGCTTAAGCTCACCTGCAAGGAGGGCGGCTCCGAAGTCAGCAAACTCAGCTGTAGTCTTGTTGAGGTTACGTGTAAGACCACCGCCACCGAAGTCTTTACCGATCTGTGTGATGATCTCAGCTGGTACGTCCTCCCCTGCCATGTTGTAAGCGGCTACACGTGATGCAGCCTTGAACAAGGAGATAGGGTAGTCGTACTGTTGCGATATTACAACACCATCTACCAGCTCATCGTACAGACCCAAGCCATTACGGCGGTTCTCGTCCTCATCCTGAGCCATTCCGTATACAAGACCAGCTGCAACAGCCCCACGTGCATTAAGCTCAAGGAAGGACTTATCTGCGTACTTACCGGTCTTCTTAGCTGCGATGTTAAGAAGAGGTGTATGTTTGATACCGAAATCAATAGTGTTGTTGAAGAACTTACCGAATGGAATCATGAAGCCAAGGCCAGGGATGTTACGTGCATCCTCAATCATACCAGCCACTTGACCAAGTTTACTGTTGTCTTTGTATGACTTAGAGAAGATGTTCTCTTGGGTTCGCATAACGGCATCAAGCTCAAGCTGCTTATACTCCTTCGTCGCCATGATCTTTATAGCGTTGGGATCGGAGTAGAACTCATCCCATTCTTTACCAAACTTAGTACGAAGCATCTTGTTCATCTGGCTTACGTACTCTTGTGACTTAGTAAAACTATCCTGTGCGTGTACGAATGTAGCGTGTTGAACACCATTGATCCATGTATCAAGGTTACCTTGTACTCTACCAGCCTTACCACCCATACGGCTCATAGCGTCTACTGACTGTACTACGTCAATACCACCAGCCAAGGTACGGTCAAGGGTGTCCAGACCACCTGTGCTCCGAAGCAATGCGCTCTTGAACGCAGCATGGGTCATATCAGGGTCCATAGCAAACTTAACACGGTCCTTAACAGACAGAAGCAGCTGCTTAGCTACAAACAGCTCACTCTTACCGCTGTCAGCACCTTTTAGGACAGACTTAAGAATACCGACATTACCTTTGTACAGAGCCATTGTGATATCTGTAGCAGCGTCTATAGCGGCAGCACCGCTGTAACCAACAAGGTTGAGCATAGACGTGGAGGGGTGTGACACTAGGCTTCTGATGAACTTGTTCTGTGACTCAGTTACGTTAGCAAGGAATGCACCTTTACCTTTGAACCGCTCTGCTTGCGGCACGATGTCAGCAATAAGGTTATGCCCAAGGGCTTCTTCCATGAAGTCATTCAGGTTGAGGTCCTTAAGGTTTGTATCAAGCCGTTTAGCCACCTGACCCACACTGTTCATCATGCGAGCACTCTCGTTCATACGGTTAGCGAAAGCATCGGAGAAGGCTTCAACTGTCATCTGACCCTTAGGTATACCTACCGTACCCACAAGGCTGTCGATGGCGTCCTGGTCTAGCTCCTCACGCATGAAGTCTGATATCCAGTTAGACATTGTGTCATCGTCTGTACGTTTGACGTAGAAGTAACCACCTTCGTGCATGATCTCAGCAAGACCACGTAGACGAGGAGCCTCCTCAGCGCCTTCCTCAGCTGTCTCCTTACCAGTACGGCCAAGGAGGAGGTCAATAAAGAAGTCAGTATCCTCTGGTGTGATCTGCTCACCGTTCTTAACCTTTGTAAGCCAGGCTACTTCGCCTTCAGGGGCCTGGTCAGCCCACTCCCGCAGTGACTTCTCTAGGTCAGCTGCAATCTTCTTGGGGTCAGCCTTCTGGACTGTCTCAGATACAAGGGCTGTATTTGTGAAGCCACGTTTAGCTACAACACCAGCTTGGATGCCACCCATAGCCATGGCTGATAGAGCGGCAATACCGACAGCACCTTTGCTTATCTCGTCCTGTACACCTGTCTCAAGTAGACTACGTTGGTAGAGGAACTCAGTACCTGCGTTAGCAACGGCATCAACAGCTGTGGTAGCTGCAATCTCCTTGAGACCAGCCTTTGTCAGAACACGTTGGATACCTTTGTTAGCTGCCATCTTAGCAGAGAACTCAGCTACCTCTTGAGCACCTTCTACAGCTGCTGCAGCACCAGCCTTCTTAAGGACTGATGTACCTGCCTTCTTAGCTACTTCACGGCTAGCTCCTTTTATAAGCTGCTTAGCTACTTCTTTCTGTGCGATAGTCTGAGCAGTCTTAGTACCTGTCCGTATAGCTGTACCGCCTACTGCCTTGCCCACAATACCACCTACAAGGTTAATAGGGTCAAGGAGTGTAGTAGAAAGGTAATCAGCAACCCCACTACCTGTCTCAGCCCACGTAGCTTCACTACTGAAGAGACCTGCCATACCTTCATAGATAGCGTAAGCCTTACCTACCTTAAGCATAGCCTCAGGGTTTTCCTTGGCGTCCATAAGGTAGTCAGCCTCACTGATAGCACGTACAGAGTTACCCGCTGCGTTACCACGGCGGTTCTCAAGGAACATCTCTACGACCTCAGCTCGGTCTTTGTTGCTCACAGCCGAACGACCGTACCGATCCTTTACAAAGTCAAAGATAGGGTTGTACAGCTCAGGGCGTTCAATAAGATCATTCTCTGAATAGGAGCCAGGTTCAACACCTGAAGGGAGAAGACCATTAAAGGGAGTACCGCTGTCCTCTGGGGCTTCCCTACGGATCATCCCTGGGTTCTCAGATAGTAGATCATCAATAGACAAAGGAGTCTTTTCCTCTGAGACTTCCCTGCGGATCATTCCTGGGTTCTCAGCTATTAGATCATCAATAGACAAAGGAGTCTTTTCCTCTGGGACTTCCCTACGGATCATCCCTGGGTTCTTAGATACTAGATCATCAGTAGACAAAGGAGGTAACGCCTCGGCACTCTTCCCGATAACGTCCTCTTCCTCCCCGAACCTACCTCTCTCCTTAGCCACATTGACTGGTTTGAAAGTGTCTTGAAGGGAACTCATTAACGTGACCTTCCTGTGTTACGGCGAGCTCTTGCGTCTAGTTCATCATCAGGTGTTCTGAGTACACGTCCTCTGCGATTATCCCAGTCCATAGCCTCTTCTGTTTGCTCGACTTCGGGACGTGAGTAATCCTTAGGACCGTCGGCTTTGTAAGTAACACGTGCAATAACATTCTCTACAACACCCTTAAGGACCTCAGGTGGGATTTGGATCTCAAGATCAGAGATAAGAACATTAAGGTCTTCCTTAAAGTAAGCCAACTCCTGCACGTTTGTTGGTTCGTAGACACCAAGGTCGAAGAGCTCCTCTTCAACAGCAACAACCTTCTCCTCAAGTGCTTCCCCTTCGAGAGCACCTTCGATACCACTTTCGATCTCTTCGATAGTCTGCGGCTCACGAATAGGACGGTTGTCAGGGATAACTGTCTTAGGCTGTGCGCCTTCAGTCATAACTTCTTCGAACAGAGCATCAAGCTCAGGTACTGGTTTAAGAGATGTATCTACATTGCTTACACTGAATCCACTCTCGTCTACACCACCAGCAGCTCCTTGCTCAGGTGCTACAGAACCTTGGGTAAGACCTTCAGGACCCTCTGCTGGTGCCTCTATTATTAAGATTTCATCACCTACCTTAGCCCGTCCTGTGAAACCATCCTTAATGGCGTCCGACAACTCCTGAGGAGTTGCGAAGGAGGTAGACGACCCCCTCGATGCGCTAGGAGCTGTAACTACAGGTGCTGTACCTGTACCTCCACCAGGGGGTGTAACCACAGCTTCCTCAGAGGTGTAGGAACTACCAATAACAGAGTTATCCAGAAGGTTATGTTTCTCAGCAGCAGCTTTACCGAACCCAAGCTTAGCCAACTTAGAAAGACCTTGAACACGAGTAGCTTTCTGCCCCAACATAGCAAGGGCTTGCTGGGTTTCTTCTCGGAGACCATCCGGTAGACCACTAAGGCTCCTAACCGCTTCTGTCTCAGTAGCTGCTTCCCAGAAACTCATCTGCTTATCAAGGTCCTCCAAGTTAGTAGGGGTTCCTGTTTGTTGGAAGAGGTGTTTAGTAGGTTTGTAGTTCTTAAAAGCAACCAGACCTTTAGCAAAGCTTTTAGGGTCTGTGATACCTTCACCTGTAGTAAGCATCTCCAAAGCCTTTTGAGCTTCAGCTTCCCCTTGACCTTCGATAGTACCTGCGTACTTAAAGTACTTGGGGAGGTCTCCTAGAGTAACAGTGTTACCCTTTTGAGCCTGCGCTGTTATAAAAGCCATCATGGAGGCTTGTGTACCTGCGTCACCTTTAAGCATCTTAAAGAACTCAGAGTCCTTCTGCTCTTCACTGAGGTTTTGGTACTCGTTGTGGTACATAGTTGCACCTTCAGTGATAGCTTCTGCTGACATCACCGTTGAACCACCTTTAGAACCACCTTTAGATGGGGTACCCCCTCCTAGTGATGATGCAAGACCAGGTGGCATAATCTCTATCAAGGCAAGCTGA